CGGCGTCACTGCGTATGGCGCACATATCTGCCGTGACTGCTCTGAAACGCCCTTCTATCTCTTCTTTTTTATTCATCATAGTAGCAATAGATTCACAACTAGGATCTATATCAATGCTACGAATAGTTTTAATAGGAATGGCACTTTGAAACAGCATACTTGATAGTACACCGACCCATCCACCGTGAATATCCACAGAAAGAGGAAAGTCTAATTCTTTATTGCGTTCAGGATAGATGTAATAGACTAGATTTTCTATTAACCATTCTTTGCTTTTTAATTGTCCTGACCAGAACGCATCAAGAGTTCTCATAGGATCTTTGCTTTCACGAATAGCACACATCCAGTAGTGTAAATGTTCTAAGTCTATTTTCATTTTGTTTTAGGTATCTTACTATCTGCCGAACTAACACACGTAGGAGTTACACAAACTCTAGGTTTAGTAATAAGTTCAAAGCCATCTGTTAATGTTCCTAGCGGAGTATCGTGGCAACTATAACTTCTTTTGACTTCATTGCCTCTTATTATAACACTTTGGTATCCTGCATTACAAGTCCATCCTTGAAATTTATTAAATCCAAACGCATTAAATCGTTCCGCTTGATCAAAAAGATATTCTTTTCCTTCTGCATCATATAATGCTATTTGATAAATTTCTTCGCCATTAGCACGTTGAGGGAAACCTGTGCGCATCTTGTATATCATATCTTCAGTATAGCCTTCAACAATACTAGTAGCTGTAGGATTACTTTGAGGTTTAAGTGTTACATTAATTCCTCGGCTGTGTAATCTTTCCATTCTAGAATAGAGCTCATAAAATCTTTCAGGTACCATTACTTGATTAACTGTAACGTGAACTGTTTCATACATTAATTGTAAACACTTATCTCCGAACTCTTGTTCTTTGGCAAACTCATCGTGAAAACTTGCTGTAATACTTCTCCTAGCATTCATAGATGTTATGTCGCACCAATTTTTCCACCATTTGCTACCTGGACTCAAATTAGTAGTCATATGAATACTTTGATAGGAAGTTTGAATTCCGTCGTCTAGATGTTTGATCAATTCTGGTAGTTGCTTGTAGGCTGTTGGTTCACCACCGCTAAAACTCCAATGAAATTGATTAAATCCATTTTTCCTTGCTTGACGTTTTATTTCATCAATTGCGTTTGTATACACATTAAGATCTTGATAATCAGGTTTATCTGATCTAGCATAAGGCCAGCAATAACTACAGTTGTAGTTGCAGAACCTACCAAGGATCCAACTTACGGCAAACAAGGGTTTGGTTAACATTGTTCGTTGTCCAAACTTAACTACATTTTGAAATGGTATTTCTTGAAAATTGATTGTCATAATATGATGATATTTAATCTATTAGAGGTTGCATTTGTTAAATCAAGGTTATATACTATACTTGTGGTCGTGAGTGGAATTTGGCAGACCTCCCGCCAAGCCCATAGTTTGGAAAGGGGATGGGGCGCAGACGTAGTTCGTAGCCTTTGTAGGTTCGAGACCTACCGACCACACCATATTTTTATTATAAGGAAAATAATATGTCTAACACAGTTGAACAATTGAAAACACAGTTTGAAGAATTTTTAGCAGAAGATGCAAAATTTACATCAGGCAATGGCGCAGCAGGAACTCGTGCTCGTAAAGCACTACAAGAAGTAGCCAAACTAGTAAAGGCACGCCGCAATGAAATCACCGAAGAAAAGAACGCTCGCAAGGAAGCCAAGGCAAAAGCCTAATATGCTCACTGACGAGCAGAAGAAAATTCTCGAAGAGGCTCAATTTGAGTCTCTCGAGACTGATGTGTATTCGATGGCTATGTCTTCAAGCGATATCGTGCTAGATATTTCTAATCAAGGTGCGGCTGGTTCAACATATCAAATTTCCGATACGTTGGCTACCAGCATCTCTGATTTAAACCTCAGCGGAATTTCAACTATAACTTTACCTAATACTGTATATTCAGGATCGGGTGCAACCGTAGGCGGAATCTATAGCGGATCTACTTCAACTTATACTATTAATACTTCTGGAACTAGTAGTTATAATTACAATTGGAATCCTACTCCCGCTACTGTTGAAATCAACGGAGACGGAGTTAACATAAAAGATAACGGCGACATCAAACTTGGTGATGTTAGTCTAAAAGATTTTATGAAAACTATGCAAGAAAGATTAGCTATTCTTGTACCAGACCCTAAGAAACTAGAAAAGTTTGAAGCACTTAAAAAAGCCTACGAACATTACAAGCTGATGGAAAAACTCTGTCAAGAAGAACCCAAAGAAGAAGATTAAATATATGAATGTTAAACTTGTATCCTACTCACAACCAACAGCAGAATTTGCAGAACTGGGAGTCGACGATGCGCAAGAACTTATCGCGTATTGCGCCCGTGTCAGCAACCCAAGCAATCAATTTAACACCGAAACATCAGAAAAACTTATCCGATATCTCATCAAACACGCACACTGGTCACCGTTGGAAATGGTTTCAGCGTGTGTTGAAATCACTACTACCAGAGACATTGCAAGACAAATTTTGCGGCACAGAAGTTTCAGCTTCCAAGAATTCAGTCAACGATATGCTGACCCTACTCAGGATCTTAACTTTGTGCTTAGAGAAACACGATTGCAGGACACAAAAAATAGACAAAATTCTATCGATCTGGATTTCCAAAACGATGAGCACAGAGAACTTGCACGTTTATGGAATGAAAAACAAAACGCTGTCATTAGTGCCGCTAGAGAAGCCTACACTTGGGCTGTCGCTAATGGCATAGCCAAAGAACAAGCCCGCTCGGTATTGCCAGAAGGGAATATCGAAAGTCGCTTGTATATGAATGGTACCCTTCGCTCTTGGGTACATTTCATTGAACTACGTTCTGGAAACGGAACACAAAAAGAGCATCAACTAATTGCATTGGCCTGTGCAAAGGCTATTGCTGCTATCTTTCCTATGTCTGAAAGTTTAATTAACAAGGAGTAATATATGTTTGGAACTAATTACACAGGCGGTACAGAAATTTATCGTTCAGCCAGTAGTATTAACGAAGCAATGGGTCGTGTCTATGGACATATGGGCCTTGCAGTCTTAATAAGTATGATTGTTAGTTATTTTGTAGGTACAACACCAGAGCTACTACAATTCTTTTTTACTGGTATTATGAAATGGATCGTAATATTTGCACCCCTAGTAGCAATTTTAGGTATGACGTTTGCCGCTGACAATTTAAATAAATCGGGTCTACAGATCTTTTTACAAGTATTTGCTGTCTTAATGGGTTTGAGCTTTGCTACTATTTTTGCAGTCTATACTATGGGCAGTATTTTTACAGCCTTTATGGGCGGTGCTGTACTGTTCGGAACTATGAGCTTCTATGGTTACTTCACTAAAAAGGATCTAACATCAATTGGTTCGTTTATGTTTGTTGGACTAATTGCTATTATCATTGCTAGTATCATTAATATTTTTATTGGTAGTACAGTAATGCAAATGGTTATTTCAGCAATTGCCATTATTATCTTTTTAGGCCTAACTGCCTACGACACACAAAAAATCCGTGAAATGGTCAGTTATGATAACGATGGCAAAGCTGAAGTATTAGGCGCATTAACTCTTTACTTAGATTTTATTAACCTGTTTATTAATCTACTTCAACTGTTTGGAAATAGAAAATGAAATACGGCGGGTATGACGTAGGTGGTCAGATTGTTAAAAAAGATGATCGCTATACGGTTAAAGATAACACAGAACTTGAAAGATTAGTTGTTAGTTCAACTAACTTATATCCTGGTAAAGAAACTACCGGACATAGCCATTCGGGTCAAGAAGAAGTATATCATTTTATCTACGGTACAGGACGTATGCAATTAGACAACGATACGTTTGATGTTTATCCTGGAGACATTGTTCTAATTAAAGACGGTGTGTTCCATAAAGTGTTTAATACCGGGATCGAAACTTTATACTTTGTCTGTGTATTTGAAGGCAAAAGAAATCATGAGTGAAGAACTCAATCAGTTTTGTGAAAACTACGAGGTCCGTGTCCTAAACGATCAGAAGCGCAGGGCACGGTATCATCCTCCTAGGTTCTTTACAGAACCTAGTCGTGCTGATATCATTCGAAATGATATTGTAGAATATGAAACTGAAAAAGTCATTACTTTAGAAATACCAGAAAGTAGACTTCGTACGTTAATAGAATTAGAAAAACGTTTCTTTAGGTGGCACCACCATTCTAAAGGAGAAATCGATATGTTCCAAACTTTAATGGACAAAGAAAGAGAAGAAGCACTCTATCGTCATACCAATCCTGCTGTCCAAAAAGCCTACGAGCAATATTCGATTATGCTCAATCTAGCAGGTTACCAAAGAAAATTTTGATTCATTTTTGAACCATCTTGACAGGTTTTTTAATTTCTTGTATAATTAAAGTGTTCGACAGAAAGAAAATACTATGAGAAATTATTGGACTTGTTCAAAATTTGCGGATTGGATCCGCGGTACTACCAAATTAAAATGTGGTACTGGTAAAGAATGGCGTGAATGGGAAACTGCGGCTAAAGCCAAGTATCCTATCCGCTGGTGGATTGCCGAGGAGGGCCTCGACAAACTACAAGACATTTGGATGTTTATTCCAGATAGGATTAATGATGTTCGATATTATATCAACAATCGCTTTGTTACTCGTACTCATTGTCTTAGTGCTAGCCCTCGCGATATCAAGCGTGGCACTTGGTGCGATGTTGGGAATCGATTCTTGCCATGCCTTTTTAACGAACTTGTTGAATTCGTTGAAATAGAACAGGCTTGGCACCACTGCGTTTGGGACGAAGAAGCTCGTAAAACTTATTCTTATCCCTGGTGGCGACGTTGGTACCGCCAATGGCGTTGTCCAGAAGCAGGTATTGCCTATCTAAAATGGGCTATGACACTTACTAATGAAGAGTTCCTTGACGAAGATCAAAAGCATCTAGCAGAACCTACATATCAGGCTAAGGCTGCAAAAGAAATCTTAGAACTTTATACCTGGTGGAAAGAAGTATATCCAAATCGACCAGATGTTCACGATGCCAGCGGTTGGTCAGCCTACTGCGAAATGCGTCGTGAAAAAGGATATCATCTTCTCGATATGGAAGATAAAACTCCAGAAATGGCAGAAATGTGCAAGACTGCACTTGACAAGTCCCACGAAATTGAAAAAGCGTACAATGACGAAGATGAAGAAATGATGATTCGTCTTATTAAAATCCGCGAGTCTCTATGGACGTAAGTACTAGATTTTGTAGAAAGTGTGGTAGTGAAAAGCAATATAACGCAGAATATGATGCTATATATTGTGAGTTGTGTAACGAATGGTTAGAAAGGACCTGCAATGACTCAGAATGTGAATACTGTTCAACAAGACCAACCAAACCAAGTCAGTGCATTCCGGCTGTGGGTTCAAAGAATTTGGATTGACAACTGCGAAGAACACTTGACTTATAACGAGAACCCTTATACAATAAGCGAATACTGGAACAAAAACAAATGGTTCCTTAAACGTTTATACAAAGACTACAAAGGCAAATGATGATTTTTGATAATGAAGATATGAGTACTGAAAGCCTATACCAAAAGTATATGGCTTTTAATAAAATTATGTTGGAAGAACATCCTCCTATAGAAATTGCTTCAATTATGATGATTCAAGGATTAACATTTTTTAAGACTGTTATGGACGATGAAGATTATCAAAAAATTGTTCAATTGATGTACGATAAAAGAAACGAAGTTAAAACTCTATGAAATCAGAAAAACCAGCAGAAGGTATTTTAGTTCGAGGTGACTACGGTGATAGTAAGTTCTATCAAGTAGTGTGCGGCTGCGGGCAAGAGTATCACGATCATAATGTTGAAGTCGAAGCTGCTGACACTGGTGTCAATGTAAACATCTACGCTTCTGCTAAAACTAACTACTGGTCTGAACTTGTAGAAAAAAGATACGATATTGAAAGTCCTTGGCTACAAGAAGTTGATTGGTTTCTTAAAGATCTAATCAACGGTCTTTGGACTCGTTTAAAAATTACTTGGCAATTGTGGACTACGGGTTATGTAAGAGTAGAAACTACAATCACAATGACTGAACAGCAGGCCCTTAACTACGCAGAGACTCTCAAGTCAGCAATCAAAGATGTCCAAAGTTTCAAAAAGCCCTGAACGACATTCCTTCCAAAAAGAAGGGTATGTTAAGCGTCAGCGCGAAAAAGGCGAAGACCTAAATCAAGACTATCTTGATATGTTTGATCAAATTCTCAAACAGCACGATCAAAAGTTTGATGACCCTGAAAGCAGAATCAACAATATGGAATACGATCTGTTAACTACAGATTGGATTCTAGAAAAAGTTCGTGGTGACGAAGCCTATGCCCAAAACTTATATGCGGCAATGTGCAATAATGGATTTATTAAATTGGAAGTCATTCCTGTGCTTAAAGGTGAGGAATGGGGTTGCTCTTGGCGTTATGCTGGCGGTATCATTGCTGATATGCGACAACAAGGCGATTACATTGATTGGTACTGTTCTGGCATTCGAAACGATTATAACGACGAAGATGCCGGAAAAGCGTGGGACGAACGTAAATACGTTCCTGAAGGTTGCATAACCGACGAGGTCCGGTCTGACCTCCAACGTCTTGGCTGGGCAGTGGCGCCCGGTGGAGATTGGGAAGATTTTTAATAAGGAAAATTGGTAAGTAAAATGAACTACGAACTTTACGAAGTTTGGGGTGTGGACGAATCATTCCACGAGGAATTACTAGAAACAACAGCTAGTAGAAAAGAAGCTTTAAACATTGCTAGAACACACCTAGGTTTGGGATATTTCCAAACTGTCGTTTATCAAGAAAACGAAAACGGCGATTTGGATGAGATCGATCGATTTGAGCAAGGTTGACAAGTTGGCTGTTTGGTCTTATAATATTAGTATTGTTAAACATAACGGAGCAACTAATGGCAACTAAACTTAAAAAAGCATCAATCGCTATTCGTCAAAACAAAGGTCGTGATTTGAGCCCAAAGTGGGACGATCACGAGTCGATGACCGCTGAACAGTTTAACAAACACTTTCGTGTATCGATGGAATGGTATCGTTTGGAATCATCTGGTAAAGAACTCAAACCTAAAGTTATTAATTGGATGAGTTCTCAAGATTATCCTAAAGACGTTATCAAAGCATTTAAAGATACCAAAGATAATCGTTGTTCTGTAACTGTCGGAGCCATTGCTGCCAATTTGCTCAAAGGTATGCCAGCTCATCGTAAAGACTTTAACGAAGGTCGCAACACAGCAGAATGGCTAAGCAAGAGCATTGCTAAGATCATCGAAGAAGGCAAGAACGACGAACAAGAGCCCGAAGAAGGTCAAGAAGTTAAAACTACAGTAGTTCAGCCTTCGATTCAAGAACGTGTTCGAGATGCAGCATTGGCAATGACTGAAGAAATCGAAGATGCCATTGAATCGTTTTCCGAGGACCCAGAAGCATTTGATCCAAAGGCATTTAAATTGCTTAATTTGTTGCGTGGTCGACAGGTCAAGGCTGCACACGCTCGAATCATTCGAGATGTATATCGACGTCAACACGACGAATACATTGAACTTCAAGCGGGCAAATGTGATCAACTTAAAGAAGGTTACAGCCATTTGAGCAAATCACAGGTGAAGAAGATTACAGCATTCTATGCGGATATTTTGAGCGCCTGCGAAATGTTGATGCAAGAAGCTAAGGTTAATAAAAAGCCTCGTGCTAAAAAGCCTACTGATAAAGCCAAAGTTGTTGCTAAGATGAAATATCTCAAGCAGGACGACAAGCTCAAACTTGTTTCTATTAACCCGCAGGATATTATTGGTTCCAAAGAATTGTGGGTGTTTAATACCAAAACCCGCAAGTTGGGCAAATATGTGACCAGCGAGTTTGCAGAGTTGAATGTTAAAGGCACAACCATTACTGGTTTTGATGAGCATAAGAGTGTTGCTAAAACTCTACGCAAACCTGAGGAACAACTTAAAGAGTTTAAATCTGCAGGTAAAGTAGCTCTGCGTAAGTTCCTTGAAGACATTAAAGCGGTAGATATTAAGCTCAACGGTCGTATCAACGAGGATACTATCCTACTTAAAGTACAATAACAAAGTAAATTTACAGTAAAAGCAGGCTTCGGCCTGCTTTTTATTTGGCTGATAAATACATTACTATGAGCAATATCAACAATCTTTTAGCAGCCTTGGGTGACGAAATTAATGGATTAGCACAAAAAAGTGCGCCGGATCCAAAAGAAATCGCACGTAAACTTCCATTTAGATCCCTTACAGGTGATCATATTAACGGTGGAAAAATACATAATTTTGCGAGTTCCGGAATCACAGATACTGCCACTAAAACGCAATTAACCATTGATGAATTTGGCGTTCACGTTAGTTCATTAACTGTAGACAAACTAGAAAATTTAACAGTCGACGGCAAGTTAAAAGTAAAATTATTAGAAGTAGATGAATTAAAAGCCGATATCAAATTTGAAAAAGATACTCCTATTGTGTTTTCAGGAGACAATTTAGATGGTAAAGGTATATTATGGGCGGGTCAAGGAAATACAAAACAATTTGTATATTCATCAAATCCTGACCGATTTTTCGTTTCTGAAAATTTAGATATTGCCAAAGGAAAGAATATTACAGTAAACAATATTCCAGTTATTAATGAAACTGAAATAGGTCCTACTGTAACAAAAAGTAATTTAAGAGAAGTAGGCAGATTAAAAGGTTTGCTTGTAGACGGAAACGTTGTTATAGATCAATATATATTTTATGACAATGCTACTATGCGTCTTGGTATTGGCACTGACGAACCAAACGCTGCATTAAGTATTTCTGAAGATGGCATCGAAGTAGTTGTTGGAACTAAAGATTCTACAAAAGGCTTCATTGGCACCTATGGTAGTAACAATCTGGATATTGTTACAGATAATGTTTCTAGAATTAGTGTTGCCGCTGGCGGTAACATTCAGTTAGGGAATACCAAGCTAGCACCAGTTCAGGTTTCTGTACACGGCAAATTAGCTGTAAGAGTAGCAACACCGGATCCAGAAGTTGACCTACACGTTAACGGTGCTGTTAAATTTAATAATCGTCTGCAGAAATATGATAAAACATATCCCACTACAGGATTTTATAATACTGGAGATATTGTTTGGAACATTGAACCGTCAATGAATTCATACGTGGGTTGGATCTGCATACAATCAGGTAACCCTGGTTTATGGGCACCATTTGGTAAAATTGGAAGTGTATAACTATGTCTAAAATTGATGATTTAGCAAAACTATTAACAGAAGTCTTAACAGATAGTCAAGACATTGATACAGCAGAATTTCCATTTATCAAAATTGTAGGCGACTTAGACGGTAAGGGAATCATTTGGGTAGGCCAAGGCCATAACAAACAATTCTTGTTTTCAAATAACCCAGATAGATTCTTTGTTTCGGAAACAATTGATCTAGCTAAAGATAAAGCATTTTCTATTAATAATCTTAATGTATTGTCATCTACTGAGTTAGGATCAACAGTTACCAAAAGTAATCTTCGAGAAGTAGGAAGATTGAAAGGTCTTATTGTTGACGGCAGTATGAGCTTGAACCAATACGTATTCTATGATGCAAAAACTGATAGACTAGGCATAGGAACAGATCAACCAAACGCTGCATTAAGTATTGCAGATATGAATGTTGAGCTAGTGTTAGGTGCTTCCGAAGATTTAGATTCCGGAAGTATTGGTACTTTCAATTCTGCTAATTTAGAATTAGTAACAGATAATACTCCAAGAGTTACTATCGAAGCCGGCGGCAATATTACTTTAGGAAATCCTGCACACGGAGATGTAAAAGTAACTGTTCTAGGAAAACTAGGCGTCAACGTTAACAGTATTGATCCGAGAGCAGGCCTGCACGTAAATGGTGCTATCAAATTTAATGACAATCTACATTTAAAAGGATTAGAAGCTCCTACTAGCGGAGCCTTTAATCAAGGCGACATAGTATGGAACTCAGATCCAGAACCAAGAAAGTTCATCGGATGGGTCTGTGTTAAATCAGGAAACCCAGGGCTATGGAATGGTTTTGGAAGAATTGAATAAAGCCATAATCATCGGCAATGGCGAAAGTAGAAAAAAATTAAATCTAGAATACTATCAAACAGGTAGTACATTAATTGGCTGTAACGCAATACATAGAGATATGGTTGTCAATCATCTCATTTGTTGCGATAGAAGGATGGCTGAAGAATCTACTAATAATCCCGACACAAAAAATACCAAGATATATGTAAGAGATAATTGGTATCATTATTTTAGAAAAATTAAAAAAAATAAAAATATAGAACATCTTCCACAATTACCCTATCAAGGAACATCTAAAAAAGATAAACCGGAACATTGGGG